GTTTTTGAGTGAGTGTAGGTACTATTATTATACGAATTCTCAATGGCGACTTGTTCATGTGGTGTGATGCCCCATGCCAAATAAGTGTCAAGTCTACTAATATCGCTAGGTGTTGTGACTGTTGTAGTCACACCTTTGGACATAATGGCAAACCCTGAGCTCTGCATCTGGGGTGAGTTAATAATGTTGCTACTCAATCCCATACCATAACGTAGGTACATTTGGTAGAATGCCTGTGCCACTGGTATACCACCAGTGACCGACAAGCCACCCTCACCCACTGCTTGCAGCCACTTGCGCATCGCCATTTCTCGCCGCACGTCTAGAACACACATGGTGTCTTTTGCAGCGGCGGTTCTCAAATTTCTCACCATTATAATATCATCATTGCCATGTCGGATGGGATGCATCTGGCAAAATTCAACTTGGGCTAAATTGTAAACGGGGTCTTCAACTACCATGCGGTAGCCTAGATCCAAGAAATACTTGTCTAAACCGTTAGTGAATTTAATTAGATCACATGATTCTACAATTACTACACAATCATCACCATTGTTGACGAGCTGGTATTTCTGTATACCTTGGTAGTGCAGGTAGCTGTAGACCATACCGCACATTAAAATGCAATTACCTAGTGCTGTATTCATGTCACCGGAGAATCTCTTCCCAGTCACCTTATACTTCAATCTACCATCACAGCAGTACCCAAGTCCCAAATTATGCAGTTGCCAGTTAAGCAACCTACGTAATTGTGGATCATTGGCATACATGCGAAGGTATATGGAATGCTCGTAAGTTATGGCGGCCTCTGAACAATGCATATCGAATTTTGTTGCATCCAATCCAACAGCAACTGGAGTGTGGAACTCGTTCCACTTGTCGCGTAATATGGTTGCTACTTGGGTTAAGTTATAACCTTTCATAACTATTGGAGAACGAGATTTAAAAGTTCGTTGTATCGCCTTGTACATTTTGTGCTCTATAGGCTTGATGTAACATCCTAATGCTAAATTATATACTGGTTTCCTCGGTTGTATACACCTAGGTGCTTTGCAAACATCACCCTTCTCCACTTTAACAAATGCTAAGGAGAC